TATTCAATTTTTTGATACATGTGTAAAAAGCGTAAAAGTATTTATAAAAATTGTATTTACACATATAATATGTCGACTCCAATCGTTGTTCCAGAAAATTTCGCAACAATTCTCACAGATTTTACCAATGACCTTAGTTTAGTATATCCTGAATTCGGATTTCTTTGGTCAAAATGGAATCATTGTCAGGATCCTACAGAAATTCGCAATGTTTACGAATATTGTATGTCTACTTATCCAGAGAGATTTTTTGATATCATTTATAAGAATTCCGATATCTTTGATGTAGAGAAAACACCGAATATGAATGTATCATTTTTGCCGGGTGTGAATTTTCGTTTTCTTTATCATGCTGAGGGTGTGAGTGATAAAACGCGAGAGGCGATTTGGCGTTATTTACAGTTAGTATTAATGACAGTATTAGGTTCTGTAAATAAATCAACTGATTTTGGAAAGACTGCTAATTTATTTGAGGCAATGGATGAAAATGAACTTCAAGAGAAATTAACAGCAACAATGCAAGAGATTGGGGATTTTTTTACGAATTTTGCGGAGGGCACCGAAGGTGCCCAAGGCGCCGAAGGCGCCTCTTCGAATCCTGATTTCAAAAAAACAATGGAATCCATGTTTGAAGGTTGTTTCCCAAATGATAATCAAAAGGATGAAAATGATAATGATGATGATGATGCGGATGATGAGAGACCAAATCGTGGTTTCGACCCTAAAAAAATGTTCGGTTCGATGCCAAATCCAGAAACAATTCATAATCATTTGAAAGGATTACTCGACGGTAAATTGGGTAAAATGGCAAAAGAATTCACAGAAGAATTTACCGGTGAATTAGAAGGTATGTTTGAGGGAGGAGCCGAATCCGAAGGCAAAACAAGCAAAGACATTATGATGGATATCATTAAAAATCCACAGAAAATGGTGGCGATTTTCAAGAAACTCGCACAAAAACTCCAAGATAAAATGAAAAATGGAGAGATTTCCGAAGAAGATTTAATGAAAGAAATGACAGAATTAATGGATAAAATGAAATCTCTCGGCAATGAGAAAGAATTCAAAGAAATGATGAAAAGTTTGACTTCATCACCTTTTATGAAAATGCTTCAGAAAAATATGGGTGGTCTTGCGGGAGGTAATGGACGTATTGATATGAATGCTGTCCAACGTATGCAACGTGCTAACGCAACCAAAGACAGACTCCGTCAACGTCTTGAAGCCAAACAACAAGCAAGAGCAGAAGCACAAGCACAATCCCAATTATTCTCTCAGACACCTGTAGAAAAAGCAAGTATTATTCAAAAAGATGCACATCATTATGTTTTTAAAATGGGAGAGGAATCCGAAGATAAATCTGACCGACCCTGTACTACTTCTGAAAAGAAAAAGAAAAATAAGAAAAAACATTAAGCAAATGTAGAAACTACTGTAAAATGATATAAAATAATTTCTATAATCAATATAAAAGAGACATCTTTCTTACTTATTCGATTTCAAAAATGTTTCCATCTATTATTAAACCAATTGTATCAAATCCGACTCCTCCACCTCCCACAGAAGTGGTATCCAAATATAAATGTGTATTAAATAGTGCTGGTGTAAACGCATATGCTCCTATTGATTCTGTAGAGCAACCAACCTCGATAAATGATATGTTGAATCGTGAAAAACAAAAAATGAATAATGAACCATGGAATAAATTAAATAAGACTATGCGTATTCAAAAATTACATGCTTATGCTGAAGCATATGGTCGAGAGCATAATTTCAGTATGAAAGAAATAAAACAATTGAAGACATTTTTTTCGGAATGTCTACAGAGAGATAAATTAGTAAAAGTAAAAGAAGTTCAATATAATAAAGAAACCGGCGCAATTATTAATATTCCAAACTTATCTTTCAATACGAATACTCGTAATTTCACATTAAGAATGCCTCAAACAACAGAACCGACTTCGCATAAAACCGCGAAACTCAGAGAGCCCGATGCTTGTCCATAATATATCCATCCTTATATCAATAATCATTTATTATATTTATTGATAATGCAAACACAATCCCTATTTTTAAAACAATTATCTAGAGAAATTCCGCGGATTCAATGGTCGGAAAAATCAATTAATATTCTTAGAAACATTTTCAATTCAGGGAGGAAAATCGATAAAACACGGTTTGGAATTTCCACAGAAATCGCATATTCAACACAAAATAAAGGGGATTCTTCTCTTGTCAAAGGTTCTGATTTTGGATATATGCCAACAAGTATACAACAATATATTGAAAACGCAAACACGCGATATTATGCCATGTATCAATTTGATACTGGAACACGTCAAGTAACTGTTCATCTTTATCAACCTGAACCTGCCGTGTCTCTCGAAAAATGGAAAAAAGAAGTCGGACCATGTTTGAATGCGATTGAAATGTGGATACATCTAGCATCGATATATGCCTGTAAAGAATGTAGTCAATCTCTCAATATTTATATTTATTGGACACCATTTATTAAAGAATTGCCGACAGAATCAAATCAGGTAATTGATACGATACATGCGAATACAGCATATACTACCTCTTGTAAACCAAAAACAGAAATCTATATTTTCCGAAAAGAAGAATGGTATAAAGTATTAATTCATGAAACATTTCATTGTTTTGGTTTTGATTTTTCATCGGGCTCTCAAAATGAGGTGGATAGAGAGATAAAAAGATTATTTCCAATTCGTGAATTGGTCGACCCACGTGTTTATGAAAGTTATTGTGAGATGTGGGCGGAAATCATGGTTCATTGGATGCAACCATTATTAGACGCAAATCGTGCGATTGATTTTGAACAGGCTCTCGATTATTTAACAAGAGAATTAGAAAAAGAAAGAGCCTATTCTCTCTATCAAATGACGAAAATATTGGATAGAATGGGGCTTGATTATGCCGATTTATTCTCTCATGATGAAACCGCAATTCAATTAAGAAACACAAGATATCGAGAGAAGACAAGTGTATTTAGTTATTATATTTTGAAATCAATATTAATGTTTTATGTGGATGATTTTATTGGTTGGACAGGAGAGCCGTTTCAATTCAGGAAAGGTAGAGAAAAAGAATATGTAGTTTCATTGATTGGTGAGAGATATAAACGCGATGAATATGTCTCTTCGACACGTAAAATACATGATATGATTTATTGTATAGCGAAAACGAAAACAAAAACAAAATCTAAAAAATGTGTTGCTATTCCTAAAAAATATAAACACACATTAAGAATGACAGCCTCATAATATTATTATTTTTGGTATTATTGTCGTTGATTTCGATGTTTTTTAGTTTTACGCGAGAGACGTTTTTTCTGTTTTCGGGTTGAATATCGTTTTTTACCTCCCGTTATGGACATTTGTTTTCCGTTTTCGGTTTTTTGTATGTTTTCAATAAATTTAATGACAGCATCATACATTTTTACTTTCATTTCATGTTGGGCTCTCGCGGCTGGGTCAGTTGTCATTTTTCTGGATTCTTCAAGTTGTTTCTCTTGCTTCGCTTTATTTAAAGATGTAATAATTTTTTCTTTTATTTTTTGATTTGTTTCAAACTCTGATTGGCTTATTGCGGTTAACATGTCTGAAAACGAATCTGTAATGAGTTTTTTTAATGCATCGATGTCGCCATTGTATTCTGTCGGCAAAAACTTACTAAATAAATTATCATAATTGGTTGAAGAGGAAGGTTCTTCTTTATTTAAAGGATTGTTTTGAAGTTGAACATTCTTGCTTTCTTTTTCTTTTTCTTTTGCTTTTTCTTGTACTATTTGAATTTCTTTGGCTTTTGCTTGTTTTTGATTTTTCAATCCAGATTGGATAGCATCGGTTAAATCGACAAAATATTGGGTTACATCAATTGGTTTAATCGCACCTCTTATTTCTTTTAATAAATTTTCTTTTTTCAGGGTGTCGAATGTATTTCCGAGTTTTTGGTTCTCGTATGCACATTTGGCGAATTTTTCCGTTGTTTTTGACACGATTCCACCAACAACATTCAAACGCAAATGAATTTCATATTTATTAAACAATCCATTATTATCATATATTTCATTGATTCCTACATAACGAGATTTGTTCTCTTCAAACCATTGTAAATAAGTATCCACATTTAGATATTTACTGTTTTTAAAAGTAAAATAGGTTTTCAGTTCTGATTCTATTGGCAATCGACTATACAGTGAGATATTCCTATAAATATACTCAATTAATGTAATATAATTTTTGTAAGGGGGAGCAATAAAATCACGTGATTCTAAGGATTTATATAATTCTGTTGACATGTCCCGATATTGAACCACATTATGTGAATAAAAAAATAAACTTATTAATTTCAACATGTTGTTTAATTCTCTTGTGAGAGGGTCATTGGAATTGGATCTAGATATAGTACCTGCATTTTGGTTTTTTGTTGCAATTAATCTTATCATTTCATCCTTGAATTTTTGATAATCATCAGAACTCTTAAAATTAAATTGCATTTTTTTATCTATTTTATGGGTAGTAAAATATGTATATGTCTCATTATATTTCGTATCCAGATATTTTGTTATTGTTTCTTTCCTCTCAGATTCTGAAATGTCTTTTGGACTGTTATTATCGTAAAATTTGAGTTCAGTTAAAAAATGTTTTATGTATTTTCCGAACAACGTAGGGCCTTCGAAATCTTCTTCAGTACTGGGGGTTAATGTTGTTTTTTGATTTGCTTTTTGATATTTATAGAATGAATCGAATAATTTTGAAAATATGTCTTTACATATTGCGACAATAGTGACATCCTTATACACTTTTAGTTTTTGATAAATTTCATAATATACTGGATGAGAGGTAAATCCAGTATACCATTCTCCATGAATTAATGTACATTTTCGAGAGCCAACATTTAGATAACAATATTTTTTCATAATGGCTTGATTTATGTATTCATCGTTAACCCAACGAGAAATAAAATTAAAAATAACACGTCCAGCATTTCTTGTTAAAGACTTATCTATAATTGTCTCTGTTTTTTGGAAATCAATTCGTTTTTTAAAATCACGATGGAGAGGAAAAGACATTGGAAATAACCATTTTAACATAATGCTAATGTTCCTGTACGCTGTTGCTTTTTCTTTCTCTTTATCAGGGTTTTCCGCAAAATGTGTATATTCTTTTAAATAGTTTTCATGAGTGGTCGCAATTTTATTATCAATCGCACAATTATTAATAAATTGAATAAATGTTGTTTTATCGAAAAAAGTCTTGACAACATCATCATGTGTTTTTAATATTTCAAGTCTTCTATCTGAATATGGCACATAATGACAAAAATAAGGATAATCATTCAGTTTCTCTTTCAATGCCGAAGCATCCGTTCCATCATTATTTGGCGATAAGAATTGACTTGATTTCAATTCCTCTATTTTATCACCATTTGCGTTCGATAAATATTTTATACTAATCTCTGATATTTTATAAGAAGTTGTCATATAATGATACGCAAGTTACATTATCATTATATATTTTATTTATATCATTGCTTTCACTGGTGGTACTTGCATTGATAAACCGGCCGCCGTAGGCATAGCATTTAATTGGTTTGCCATTGTTTGAGCACCCGCCGAAGTCCCAATATTGGTAAAAAATCCTAAACCACTTCCTCCATTCATTCTTATTCTAGTTGGGTCATTCACATAATTGTTTAAACCGGGAGTATTAATTCTTGGATCCGGGGTCATTGTGGTTCCAGGTAATACATTAGTTCCACCTCGTTGTCTACGTTGATATCTGGTTTTCTTTTGTTTATGTCGTCGATTCTTTTTCGTTTTTCTCACACGTTTTTTTTGCATTTATCTATATAGAGATATTATTATACCATAACCATAATAATAATGAATTATAATAAATCAATCGTAGTTTCCTATCATGATAATATTTCTTATCGTAAATGTTTGAGAGATGTTTTCAATATGAATGAAACCGCAACACATCATTGTCCAACAGATGCTATAGATGCTCTCGATGTTGACCAAGAAACAGTTGATGAATATTTATATGATGAACCTCAATTTAAAAAAGTATTGGAAGAGGTATATAAGAAAACAATCGATGAAGTTGATTTTGAAGATTTATATGAAATCGCTGCTGGATTTATGATATCAACAGATAGAGAAGTTGGACTTACTGTATTATTCGCATATGATTATTTTCAATGGTTTCATCCATTATTGGTAAAGTATTTAAATCAAGAACCTTATAAAAATGAATATCGACAATTAGAATTTCGATTAAGGTGCGATGGACGAAAACGATAACCGAATAAAATATTTACCATATGGAGCGACATCATTATCTATTCTTGGACGATTCATTTTCATGTATTTATTATATAAAAATAAAAGCACTAATACATTTTCTCTCGTGTTCTGCGGATTAAGTATAATTTCATCAAGCATGTGGATTTATTATAGCATTTTGCGTAATGATTTTCCAATGGTTTTACGGTCTTCTACTGAAATCACATTACTCACAATTTCGGCATTATATATTATTCGAAATAAATGTATAAATCCAACAGTATTGCCAATTCATAATTAGGCATTATAGGTCGACACACATACCATTCTCTTTCCACCAGGAGGCATTGTGTTTGAACGTTGTATTATTTTTGTAATATCCGTATTTACAGTATATCCATTGGTTGCCAAATAACCTAATAGTGCTGGTATATCGGTGTGAGTTAAGAATTGATTATAGCATTTTTGGGTTACGGGTTGTCCTGGATATTTTATAATTGCGTATTTACAAGAGCCAAAAGGTTCATCAAAAGGAGATGAAAAAGGTTGGAATGGACTTAATTTGGTGGGTCGTAATTGAGTTACTAAATCTTTTAATGGTCCAAATGGCATTCTATCAATCGTGAGTATATTTTGATATTCACGAATATGTGGATGAAGATAAGGTTCTAAATAAACAGTAAAAGTAGGAGTTTGGTCAAAAGGTGAAATCATATATATAAATACATAAAAAAAGAATCAATCTTCTTCTTTCATATTTTTCTCTTTCACATTTTCTTTTTTATCTCTTTCATATTTTCTTTTTTATCTCTTTCATATTTTCTTTTTTATCTCTTTCATATTTCTCTTTTTTATCTCTTTCACATTTTTCTTTTTTTCTTTTTTATCTCTTCTTTCAAACATCATTTCTGTAATCTTCACGAGCCTCGTCCATTGATTCATGATACTCAAACAAAACATGATTGTGGAAATCGTGAATATCGCGTTCGGCTTCACAAGTAAAACAATCGACGATTGGCGATGCAATATGATAAGCATCATAATTAAAGTAGACATATTGAAATAAAACAGACCATTTTGTCATTTTGGACAACCCGTCTTCATATTGATAGAACTCATTACTGATTTGAACTTGAATTTGGTCATTGATTTTGAAGTAATGAGTAGCAACGCCATTAAACATCGATTCGTCATTATGTTTGCGATGGAAATATTCGATATAATCATTGGTACCAAACGCCTTATTCAATCTATTGGCGATTTCATTTACCATTTCTTCGAGCATCTCAACATAATCATCAGCACGGGGGTCAATCATATCAGATTTTTCGTAGACAAAGACTTCAGTAGACTTGTAGATGGGCAAAGCAGGAGCAACAGGGGTTGACATGTTCGAATAACGATGTGTGTGCAATTAATACAACAACATGATATACAAAAAAGCATTTCAATTTTACATATTTACGTATTTACACCTTTAAATGTTGTGAAGGTGTAAAATTGATAGAGAATATATAATAATGAATGTATTATATATTTCAATAAAATGACTGCTTATTTGGATTCAATCTTTTATTCGCGACCAAATCGATTGAACGATATTGAAGAAATATTTCAACCCTGGATAGCATCTAAACAAAATGCGTGTGTATCTATTGAACCGATGGAAGAATCTATTGTTGAACCGGAGAAAAAACAAGAATCGATTGAAAAACAAGTTGAAAATAAAAAAGAGCAAATTCGATTTGCGAATCCATTAATGAATCGAGATTCATTGTTTTGGTGTTATTTCTATCACATATATGATTTGAAAACAATTTCAATCGAATTACGTTCCGAACAAGCAATTATGAATGTGGCTATGAATGAAAAAATTAAAATCAGTGAGTTCTTAAAAACGAATTCATCTCTTCTTAAAAAAACAAATTATAAAATCACAAATAGTCAAATTAATGAGATTCAATGTGATCTTATGGTAAAACCGATGCTTCATGGAGACCTATTTCATCTTCCATTTGTAGTTATGCATCATCTGATTGTTTATTTAATTCCAGAGTCTAAAAACGGCAATTCTCCTCGTGCATATAAACAGTTTTATTCTCTCTGTGATGAACCAGATGAAGATGAATCGAATGTATTATTCTTGAGATATTGTAAGAATGAACGTGGAAAACCGCAATATCGAATACAAAATCTCTCACCAGAAGAGAAAAAAATAAAACGCAAAGAATTAAAACAAAGTTGGACAGATATTACAAAATTAGGAAGTATGAATTCCAAGAAAAAAGAAGAATTAATCGAATTTTATCAGTCGGTATATCCAAACGCAGAAGAATTATCACCAAAAATTACAAAACAAGAATTGATAGAGAAGATTGAACCAATTTATCGATTATTCACATAATTCATTTATATATTAGGTTTTAGTATTATAAAATAAATGTTAGTGAACTCTTATAAAATTATTCAGAAAATCGGTTCTGGGAATTTCTCTCAAGTGTTCTTAGGAGAGCATAAAAAAGACCCTCATAAAAAAGCCGCAGTAAAAATCGGCCAACCCTATGATACATCCATCGCTCATGAATCCAGAATCCTAAGACATTTAAATATGGAATTGCCTTCCATGATAGCAGATTATGTGCCTACGTTATTTTGGTATGGACGTTTCGGTACAAACCAATTAAGTATGACAATGACTTATTATCCGATTTCTCTTGAATCTTATATTCATGAAAGTAATCTAAACACGATTTTCTCTCAAATTCTTTCTATTATATCCTATATTCATTCTGTTGGTATTTTACATCGTGATATCAAACTTGATAATTTTATGATAAAAATAGAAAACGACGAAGAGCATATTGTATTGATTGATTTTGGATTTGCGTGTTATGTGGATAGTGTGTTTGAATCCACTGACCATTTAGTCGGAACACCCAATTATACCAGTTATTTTTTATATGAAGGAAATCCGTATTCTCGAAGAGACGACCTAATTTCAACTCTTTATCTTTTTATGGAATTATCAGGAATTCAATGGCCATGGAATTCAACCGATGCCGATAATTTAATAACAACAATGAAGAAATCTGGATTGGCATTAAATCATCGTCTCCATGAACGCAATCAGGTTCGAGCCTATTATAAGAAAAAAGAATATTTGACACATTATTTGATTCGTTTTCCAATTTTATCAACATTTGTCGAGAATTTATATTCATTAGAACTTGACGAAAAACCAGAATACGTCAAGTATATTGATTTATTTCAATAATACATTTTATTATTTTATTGTCTCATTCAATAGAGAGAATAAAAACAGTGGATATTTATACTAGAACAATTTAAGCGGTTTTGACATTCTTGATAGACTCAAGGAAATGGGGTTTCAGGTATCTCTGGAGGTTGAAGAAAGTAAGTTCCTCACCAGTCTGAACATTCAATAGTTTCTTGAGTTTGGCATCAGGATTGATTTTTCTGCCATTGGTGGGGTCCTTGAGATTGTGCTCACGAATATAAGAGTTCACACCCTGAGTCACCTCAACACGGGAGAATTTGGCTCCAGCATCTTTGCCAAAGAATTTGGCAAGGTCATCACTGACAAGGAGAGGAGTCACAAAACCAGCAGGTTTCTTGTTTCCAGGTCCACGTCTTTTGCGACCATTCTTGGAAGCAGTTTTAAGATCCTTGGCATGGCTCTTCTCAATCTCCTTAATAAGAAGATTGGCATTTCTGTTAAGAGCATTCATCTCTTTCACAATAGAAACAAGAGCGGCGAATTTGGAGGAAGTTGAGGAAGCATCATCGGCAGGGGCAGCAGCATCGGCGGCAGCAGGAGCCTCGACGACAGGGGCAACAGGTGCCTCGACGACGGGGGCAACGGGAGCCTCAGCAACAGGGGCAGCAGCCTTGGATTTGCGCTGTTTCTTCTCAGCAACGGGTGCGGGGGCAGAAACTTCAACAGCGACAGTAACAGGAACATTGGTAGCAGGAGCAGATGCGGTAGCAGATTTAGATTGACGAGCCATTCTAATAGTATACATCTAGTAGAGTCGTCTTTTTAAGTAGTTTAACGCACACAAATAAAATATAATTTATCCATTTCATTAGTCACCTAAAGAAATTGAAACTTCCCCATTTTTGTTTTCCTAAAACATGTCTTTATCGAAAATGAATGAACTAAATCCGAATTCTTATGAATCTATAGAACAGTGTGAATCGCAAATTGCTAAAATATCGGAATCCTTTATTGCGAATAAAATAACAAGTCGCCAATATTTTCAAGAAATCGACCAAATGTTTTGTATTGCGTGTTTTCATGGTTGGTTATCTCTCGCAAAATCGATTTATCATAAATATCCAAATATTCATGTTTCTGCCCATGATGAATTTGCATTTCGACATGCATGTGCTAATGGCCATATTCAAGTTGCAAAATGGTTAACAGAAATCAAAAATATCAATATATCTATAAGTAATGAATTCGCATTTCGTTATGCTTGTTTCAATGAACATATTGAAATCGCAGAATGGTTGATTCGTATAAAACCTGATATCAATGTCTCTCAATGGAATGATGACTTGTTTTGTGCTCTTTGTGCGAATGGAAAAACAAAAATGGCGAAATGGTTATTCAGCATTCGACCTACGATTCGCATTGATTGTCATGGTCATTATCCAATTATTACGGCTTGTTTAAGAGGACATATCAGTACTTTACACTGGTTAAGAACGATTGATAAAACATTTGATGTTACCGCAAATAATGATATGATATTTCGGAGTATTTGTCGAACGCGATTATTCAAGATGGCGATTTATTTTACACAAGAATGGATGCCGGAACGATATCAAATCACACAAATATATCGTTCAATGTCTGGAGAAATCATTGATTTTCAATATCAAATTCGTTGTTAGAAATAATCTCTAGCAATATAAATAAACTCTTCATGTGTCGTCTTTTTTTATTTATACCCAATTCCAAAAAGACACCAAAACAAATCGCAAAAATATTATCTGATTTTTTAAGTCAAAGTAGTCAATCTAAAAAAAATACTCCTGGAATGAATCATCCACGCGATAATCCACCCCATCGTACTGGTTATGGTTTTGCTTTTATAAATCACGATAATACTCAAAGAAATGTATACGATTGGCAATTATATAAAACGAAAAAATCTCCAGATACTGACCCATTTTCAGAGAGAATTATACACAGTATTTCGGTACAAACACCCACGATTATTTTAGGTCATTTAAGGAAAATAGATAATAATCGAACGGTGAATTATTCTCCAAAATCGTATGAAAATGCGCATCCTTTTGTTTCAGACGAACATGCATTTATTCATAATGGTATTATTTTTGATTTTCACCTCTCACACATTCATAAAAAAATAGTGGATAAAATATCAAAACATTGGAGAGATGAAATGAAAGGACAAACTGACAGTGAACATATTTTCTATTTATATTTGACGTTTTTAGATGCTGAACCAATTTATATTTCTAAAGTGATGCGATATGAACATGCTTTCCAAAAAATGATCGATTGGATAACTGACAATAATATGAATGCTATTATCAATATTGTTTATGCTAATTCAAAAGAGCGTATTTACTTGTTTTCCAGATATTCAGTCGGTGTCGAACCTGCCACATCTTTATATATGGATCCAGAAAATATGATTATTTCATCGGAACCTGTCATAAAACGAAAAAATTATCATTTAATTAATGAAAACACCGTCTATGTTGGTGAAATCTAAAACTTTAATTAGTCTTATTACGTCTAGTTTTGGTCTTATTACGTTTGGATTTGGTCTTGGATTTGGATTTGGATTTGGATTTGGATTTGGATTTGGATTTGGATTTGGATTTGGATTTGGATTTGGATTTGGATTTGGATTTGGATTTGGTCTTAGATTTGGATTTGAGACCACATATACTATTTTTTGTGATATTGGATTCAAGACCTAGAACGTCATTAATTTCTTTATTGATTTCATAATATGTTTTCGGTACAAATTTTGATAAAACTTTAATCTTGGAATGTCCACCTCCAAAATTTAAATTTAGGTCAGGTTTTCTTATTGTGATAGCATGATTTAAAATGAAGTCTTTAAAATGATTGGCGTTTTGATTTGAACTATAATTTTTTTTATCACAAAACACAATATCCATAAATTTGAAACCATAATGATTGATGTATTGATAAAACTGAGTCCTTTCATCGTTGTTAATGCCAAAATGAAATTCTTGTTTTAACTGTGGATCAACGCATGATATTTTACGGCCAAAATCTCTATGAAAGCATATTGAATGACCATGTTCTCCCGTTTCTGTTTTATATAGTTTTACAATAACAGCAATTGAGTGAAGTCTTTGTGTAATTATTTCAGAATTATTACCATATGTATGAAAACGACTTATTTCAAAATCAGCATTTCGATTTAACATATTGAATAATACATCAGTGCCTGGACGAATATCAAACCGAATTACACTATAATATTCAGATGCTGGCAATAGATTTCCAGTATAATAAGCATGAATGTATTTGACAATTTGAAAAATAGAAGTACCTTTATCACGATTTAAACATGTGACACCGGCAACAGCTTCATTATAACTAATAACTCCACAATATGCCAATACATTAAGACCACAACCTTGTTCAGTTAATCCAGCAAGAGGATATTTTGGATTTTGATTGATAAAAGGTGTTACATTTGGATTAACAATGCCAAACAAAACAGAATTTGTATAAAATGTGTCAACAAAATTTATAGCAGGTGTCGGAATTGTATACTCTTTTAACATACGTTCGTATTCGTTCGGTTGAGAAGAGACGGCATCACATGAATAAATAGCAACATCGACTTTTATATCGATTCCGTAATTATCCGCATATTCTTTGATTTTGTTAAAAAGATAGGAATATGTTATGGGGGTACTAATAGGATTATTATTTTTAATGGAAATCTCTGCATTTGATATAATTTTGTCAAAACGTATTATATTTTGATTATCGGAATCAAAAACAATATGATATAAACCAATATATGGCATAATTTGAACGTTCATAATATCTCCGTAAAATAAAAGAGGTTTAAGATGTGTGATTCCTTTATTCACTGTTGCTTTTTCTTTGCCATTAAAAAAAAAGTTTTTGGCGTCACCTTGCATATTCATAGGATTCTCGATATGACGCAGAAAAGTATCCCACAATATTTCATAGTTCTCTGAATAATAAATAACATTATTAAATGGAATGTCTTTGCATTCATATCTACAATTATCGTTATTTGGTTTTCCACCATGGACAATCCATAAAAACATGTGTTTTATTCGATTCGGAGGAATTACGTTATGTGTAATATTATTGTATGTAGCAAAACGATTGACATTGGAGGATGTTTGAATTACATCTACAGATTTTATTGGTTCTATTGTTGGTTGTATTATTTCTACAGGTGGCAACGGTGCTTGTTGTTGTTGCGGTTGCGGTTGGACTATTATTTTTCTTCTTTTATCCTTCGGAACGGATTCTGATTCTGATTCTGATTCGGTCGATATTTTTCCTCTTTTTATTCCTGCTAAATTATCAGTATCTATATCCATTTCATCATTATGTTGGTTCGTATGCTCTTCATCTTCATCTTCATCAATATCCATTTCATCATTTGATTCAACATCTTTACGAACTATATGTTTAATGGGTCGATTACTCATTATAAATAATTCATAGAATAAAAATGAATTATAGAACCCATATAAATAAAAAAGGGTAAAAACCAATAATAATATTATTATGACTACTATTTCAAAATTAGATGAGAATGCAATTATTGAGAACGCGATTTTGATGAATCAGCAAAATGCTAAAAAAAAGAATAAAAAGAAGTCATCCATGAAAGATGTCATATCTATTTTAACAACAACTCCTACAGTTCCAGCAACACCTACAAAAAAGAAAAACAGTAAATTAATCACGAAAGTACAAGAGCCAGTTGCTCAAACAGTCCAACTTTCAAATATTGTAATTCATTTAAAATGTACTAGTGAAGATTTAGAACAATCAGAAACACAAACATTGAATGAACCCTATGTATATAATTCATTTATTCCACCCCAAATTCTTACATATAACACAGATGCTGAAAATTTATTGACTCCATTTACAAGTGATAATAACACAAAAACAAACGACAATGCCTATCGTGACATGAATTATGATTTATTATGTGGACAATGTAGAGACCGATTAAAACCTGTAAGTACCGTGGTTTCAACTGAAGAATCTGGCGAAGAGAAAAGAGAATTGGAAGTCGATATTGAATCGGATGAAATATCGTATAAGGAATTATGTTTGAAATTGAAACGATTGAAAACGAGCATATATAAGAATATATTGCCGGATAAGAAATCCGCTTGTTTCTGGTGTACTTGTGAATTTGATAATCCAGCATGTTATATTCCTAGAAATGAAAATGATAATGGGATTTATGCTTATGGATGTTTCTGTAGACCGGAATGTGCGGTTGCCTATTTGATGAATGAATCCATTGATGATTCAACACGTTTCGAAAGATATCATTTATTGAATCAAATTTATAGTAAGATTTATGGGTATAAGAAGAATATTCGACCGGCTCCGAGTCCTTATTATTTGTTGGATAAATATTTTGGTACATTAACGGCTCAAGAGTATAGGAAATTATTGAAATCCGAACATATGTTATTAGTGATAGAAAAACCGATGACAAGAGTGTTACCGGAGATTCATGAAGAGAATGATGAGACAATATTGAATATGAGTGGTCAAAAACACTTATCTTCTGGAACGTATAAAGTAAAACGTCAAAGCGAAAAAGTAGCCGGTCCAACCAAAACTACGATTATCAAAGAGACATTTAATCTGGTTTAAAATATACACAAAAATATATTAGATATTATATTTTTGGGTTCTATCTAAAACAACGCAATATTTTTGTTAATTCTTCTCTTTGTTCTATTTTTTCTTTTTTTTCCTCCATCAAAATCAACATATACACTTTCTAAGTACTCTTTAACAATTTTAGGCATATACTCCTCTAATTTGTTAATTGTAACGACATTGTTTATTGCTTCTTTTTTTTGTTCAGTTGTCCCTGTTAACTCCTTTGTAACACCATTTAATTTTAAATTATTCTCAACAATCTTGTTCATTACACATTTTGCGAACTCTAATTTTTTATCACCTATAGATTCGCTTTCAATACTGTTTCTGCATTCAGACGCATACTCACCTAATTTTGTGTTATTTATTTCATAGTCGTTCATAATAATTGAAGCAATTTCTTGGTATTCTGGGGTTTCTATGCCACCACTTGGCAAATTTAATAAGATACGTTCCATAGTACCCTTTGAACAAGATGATTTGGACGCGTCCCTCGGATCAGTTGTTTCCCCATATGCGTTAAAGTTATCTTTGATATAAGAAGTTATGTAGTTACGTTGAAAATCATCATTTTGGTTATCCACATACTTAGTAATTTCGTTAACAAATTCACCAACCGTATGTTTGCCCCAATTTATTTGATCATATATCATACAATTTATTTTGCTTTCAATTGCATTTAAATTGTTACTAAGTGTTGTTTTTTCATCATTACTAATTTTATCTAATTTACTATTGAGCCACTTATAAAATTTTTCAGAAGTATTAACATCGTTACGATTATTTTTATTATTGTTACTAAGTGTTGTTTTTTCGTCATCATTAATTTTATATAATTTACTATTCAACCACTTGTAAAATTTGCTAGAAGTATTAACATCATTATGATTATTTTTATTATTTTTATTATTTTTATTATTATGTCCTTGAATAATTTCAAATAAACCATCATAGTTAATCCCATTCATTTTATTATGGACTTCAAACGCAATTATTTGTTGTTGTGGTCGTGGTTGTTCTCTAAATCGTGGTGGAACATTTTCTTGACTTATATTACAATTCTCAAAAATCATAACTCCAACAACATCAGGGTTCAGAGTCCAATCATTCAATGGCTGATTAAACGAAGTAGCACCTGCAAACATACTACTCATATCTGTAACATTTGATACATTCCATGAGTTCAATGGCTGATTGAACGAAGTAGCACCTGCAAACATACTACTCATATCTGTAACATTTGATACATTCCATGAGTTCAATGGCTGATTGAACGAAGTAGCACCTGCAAACATACTACTCATATCTGTAACATTTGATACATTCCATGAGTTCAATGGCTGATTGAACAAAGTAGCATTTTCAAACATACTACTCATATATGTAACATTTGATACATTCCATGAGTTCAATGGCTGATTAAACGAAGTAGCATTTGCAAACATACTACTCATATATGTAACATTTGATACATCCCAGGTGTCCAATGGCTGATTGAAAACATCACAATGTTCAAACATACTACTCATATATGTAACATTTGATACATCCCAGGTGTCCAATGGCTGATTGAATAAAATACAATATTCAAACATACTATTCATATTTGTAACATTTGATACATTCCAGGTGTTCAATGGCTGATTGAACGAACTAGCATATCCAAACATTAAACTCATATTTGTAACATTTGATACATTCCAGGTGTCCAATGGCTGATTGAACGAACTAGCATATCCAAACATTAAACTCATATTTGTAACATTTGATACATTCCAGGTGTTCAATGGTTGATTGAAATTATATGCATTTTCAAACATACTACTCATATCTGTAACATTTGATACATTCCAACTGTTCAATGGTTGATTGAAATTATATGCTTTTTTAAACATACTACTCGTATTTGTAACTTTTGATACATTCCAGGTGTTCAATGGCTGATTGAACGAACTAGCATATCCAAACATATAATTCATATTTGTAACATTTGATACAGTCCAACTATTCAATGGTTGATTGAATGACGTAGCATATCCAAACATACTACTCATATTTGTAACTTTTGATACATTCCAGGTGTTCAATGGCTGATTGAACGAACTAGCATATCCAAACATACTACTCATATTTGTAACATTTGATACAGTCCAACTATTCAATGGTTGATTGAATGACGTAGCATATCCAAACATACTACTCATATTTGTAACTTTTGATACATTCCAGGTGTTCAATGGCTGATTGAACGAACTAGCATATCCAAACATACTACTCATATTTGTAACATTTGATACA